CCCCTTGCTCATCTCAAGCGAGATGATGCCAACTGGATTATTACCCACATCAGCTGTCCTCATTGCCATGTTCAAAGCCATAGCCGTTTTACCTCCCTTTGTCGGCGCACCAATCACGATCAATTGTCCATTACGAAACCCTCCTGTCATAGCATCCAGTGGAGCAAATCCGCTTGTGATGCCAATCAGCTTCCCTCGGTTCTTAACCATGTCATCATACTCAGTAAGACGATCCATTGCTACATCCTTCACGCTCTCAATCCGTGATGTGGTTTCAGCATCAGCCGCAACAGCCACCAGTGCCTTCTGCACGATCTCGCTCAACTCTCCTGCTGTTGCTGGGTCATTGGCACTAGCAATGATCCTCTCGGCTGCTGCGATTGCTAGGCGTGATGTATGTTTGTGCTTTAGGATCTCCACATACTCCTGCCAGTTGCTTGGGACACATGGAGCAAGGAAGCACTCAGAAACAAACGAGGCTCCACCAGAAACCTCCAATGTTCCAGTGTTGCCCATATATTCAGTGATCGTTACAAGGTCACACCCATTGCCTTCCTTCCATAGTTCTATGGCAGCTGAGAAGATCCTCTTGTGTGCAGGATGAAAGAATAGCTTTTCGCTAATGCTATCTGCTGCCTCGTTGATAATGCTTGGTCGTTGGAGCATTGCAGAGATGAATGCCTTCTCTGCATCTAGTGATGTTGGTAGTGTCATGTTGTTGGTTGGTTATTTTAACTTTGTGGTTACTAAAATTAACTTCTTGTTTTCGCCAGTTGGCTTAACGAACTTTTGATTGATGCTTTCATTATCGTCCCACTTCATTGAAACCGATTTTCTATCAGATGGCAATCCTGCTGTTTCGCCAATTAGAATCCAATTGTCGGCAAGATAAACGCTACCAGACTTTCCGTTTCCAATGGTTGTAACAATTGCTTTCAAATTATTTCCATAATGTTTCATCCAATCACTCTTAGCTCTATTTCTTATGATTTTTAAAATTTGAGTTCCAAGATTTGGGATTTTCTCTGCCATTGCAAACCTTTTATTGTCTGCGATTTCATTAAAAATTTCATCAAACCCAGACTGCGATCTTTTAAAGTAATTCAATATTGCCTTGGGAGTAGGTTTGAATCCGCTACCTATCCAAAATGTACCAACTATTCGTCCTTGATATTGTATTAAATACTTTAACACCCTACCAACTGTTCTTGTAGAGGATACATAACTATGATGGTTTCTGACTAAGGCATCCGCAGTTGCTTTGTCTTCTTTATCTTGTGCCAAAAAAACAATCAAATTGGAATCTTCTTTATCTCCTGTCCTAGATATATTTAATTGACATTGAATATCCATATGGATTACTTCTTTGCTTTCTTTTCTTTCTTTGGTTTCTCTTCCTTCAATGCCCACCATACAAGCACCTGTTGCTTGAATGTATGCCAGTAGTTGGACAGGTCTTCCTTCCATACCACCTCAAAGTCACCTTCATCCTGCTTGCCAATACGGACGATGGCATGATTTGTGATCGTGCATCCGAGATTATTGTAGTTCCAAAGTTGGGCATACCCTGCGGCTTGCCTCCAATATGGTTCACTGATCTTCTTGGAGGTCTTGAAGTCAATAAGGATATATTCCCCCTTCTCGTTGGTGGCGATCAGATCAATGGTTCCTCCGTAGCGATACAACTCATTCACAAGCTGAATCTCCGTAGCTACCTTTGTCAACTTTGCCTCTTCCCACCAATCATGGAATTTATTGTAGCACATCAACGCCTTCGCAATATCGTCAGTTGAGTAGTCATCCAGATCGGCAACCTGTCCGTTTAGATAACACTCAATAAGGAAGTGAGCAATCGTGCCAATGTCTGCAGCATTGTCCCTCTCCTTGCGGTAATCCTTGCCCTGCTTGCCAAGATCCCATGCCCAGTGGATTAGACCACCAGCGTCTTCTCCGATTTTGCAAATGGTCGAGCCACCGCTCACTTGTGTGCCGTCTGCCAGAAAATATTTCTGGTGAGGGGCGTTTCGTATCAGTTTTGTTTTTTCCATAATTTGCCAATGATTTTTAGTGTTTCGTCATACTCTGGCCCAGCAACCTCTTTAATTAGATTGTCTAGGTCTTCATCGTCATAATATTCAAATGCATCACAATGAATAGCAAATTGCTTTTTTTGACAAACAAGAAATGAGGCAATCATAAAAAACTCATGATCACTAATACGCCTATTTGTCTTTGGATTTTTTATCTTTGTCGGTTTTGGTTTTGTCATCCCGCTACCGATAGTCAGACTCTAATTCATTGTCCATCACAAAATTTTCCCAATCATCAGAATTTGAGGATTGACTTCCTGTGGCATCTCCGAATCCGTTTTGGACAACGAACAGCTCCGTAAGTAAGGCAAGCGCATCAGCCCTGTCTGGAGAGCCGCCCTTGGTTCTCTTTTTCAAGTCCTTCTTGCTTTCCAGTAGCGTCCTTTCGTTCTTGAGGGAATAGATCCTAGCACAAAGCTCTCGTGCAGTCTGGTCATCCAGCCCCCTCATTCTTCCGCTCATGATGATCACCTTGATTTGACCCCACAGCTGCGTCACCCGATTGGCATAGACCTGCTTTGCAGGACGATCATCCTCCACGCTAATCGGGGAGTCTGTTGCAGCTCCACCAAAACTCACCCGCACAAACCCCGACTGCCATCGTTGAGAGATGATGTCGGCAATGCCAGCACCAGCACCAGTTGCATCAAGAGCAAAATTCTGTGGCTCGACATTGTGTTTCTTCAATAACTCAATCGTCTGATCTGCCACTTGGTAAAACAACGGATAGTTGGGATCATCCATCAAATGCAACTTAATGATTTCTGTAAGGTTGATTGTCAGATCTCCATCAAGAGCCTTACCAACCTTTGCGAATCTGAGTACGCAATCGTCACCCTCTGTGGTGAATGCTGGATCAAGTGCTGCAAGAGTTTTTAGATCCCCTCCCTTCCATACAACCTTATCTCTGGCGCACCCCTCCGTAATCATGGCTGAGTCCACCATCGTATTCCTAGCTCCAGACTTGCTCCACATCCCCCTGCAATAGCTATTCCACTCCAGACTGCCCTCGCCAAAGTTTTTGCGGATTGTGTCCACATTGTCTTGCCCAAACAAGTATGGGTACAATAAGCGACCAGCCTTAATATTTGGAGACTTGAGTCCATCAAACCTTACGCACACCCCTGACTTGGTTTCCCAATGTTCATCATCATCTCCAATACTACCCCATCCCATTTTGGGTTCACAGAATAATCCATGAGGATCAAACATACTGGAAGCATTAGCGATGGCGATGAAGTGGTAGAAGTCCGTACCAACAGCCAAGTTTGCTCTTGCTGAGAATACGGCAGGATTGGTCTGTGCTGCCTCGTCAACCATGATTAGCATTCTAGGTAGGTGAACACCCTGCAACTTACCCACGGCTTGTTCTACGGCCCCAGAATCAACGGCAAGGGCTGTTATAGCAGACCTGTCATCACCCTTGGTGAACTGGATCTTGGTTTGGGAGTCCACCACATTCAACCCGAATAACGGAACGCAAGGTCTGGTGAACTTCATCATCTCAGCCCAGATACGGCCCCTGAGTGATGGAACAGTCGTACTCGTTAATGCAACACGAGTTCCCATAGGTTTAGCTAGGTACTCAACCAAAGACAAGAGGGTGAATGTGAATGTCTTACCAGCGGCGGCGCATCCAGTAACCCCGATCTCGTCATAGTTTGTCCATGCCCATAACGCCAGCTCGTTCCAGTTGTTCCAACTTTTAATCACATCGGGCCATAGCATATGAATGCAATGCTTGATATGTTGACCCCTGCTAATCCCTGTGATACGAGATGGGTCTTTGTCGGCAACCATTAGCAACTCAATCTCCAATTGAGTGATATTGGGAAACTTACTGAAGTCTAGTCCGTAGGTCTGTAATTGCATGATAAAAAGAAACCACTCCCAGATCCTCACTTGAGGTAGAGAGTGGCTTCTATTTTAGATTAAATCAACGCTAGTAAGATCGTAGCTGAGAGCGGATGCTGTCAAGAGCAGATCTTGGCTTTCCTTTAGTCTCACCATCATCGTCGCTTGAAGATCCCTTGCTAATACGAGGCTGGACAGCAATATCGTCCTTTACTCGGCTCTTATATTTAGCAAGTTCTGCTTTCAGTTTGTCGTTTTCAGCAACTGCCTCACGAGCAATCACTGCAAGGAATGGAGCAACAGTCATTTCATTCTGGGTGGCGTTACCATGAATGATTGCCCTTGCTGCCTCAATCCGCTGCTTAACTAGCTTATCGTTATCATCATCACCTGTCATTCGGAAGAAATCAGACTTCTTGGCAAGATGATTAGTCATGCGCTCAAAGTTTGTATTAACCTCTTCAACAATCTTTATGCTCTGTTGTTGCTCTGCTTGATGCATTTCATTGGCAGTTGCACGATAGTTTTCCAATGCACCTTCCAGTGCTCCACGCTTGCTCTCGGCATCGTTAATAAGCGACAGGAACTGCCCAGCTGCTGCGCCACCTCCAAAGGATTCATCAATGAAGTCAATACGCTCACGACCTTTGAGTGATAGTGCTTTTTCAGCGATTGACTCATCGTCTCCAAACTCCTTTGCAAATGCTTTGGCATTATCAACGGATGAAGCGAATGGAGCCTCATACTTTTCCTTGAACTTTGGAGAACGCTCAAATGCTGTGCGCTCAAGCTCACCTTCTAGTTTCTCAAGCTTCTCACGATAAGTAAGAACCTCGGTATCCTTTTCCTTCAAGGACTGCTCGTAGGCTTCAGCCTTCTTGCGGAGTTCAGCAATGTTCTCTTCCTTTGAACGCTTCTTTGGAACCTCTGCAGGATCAACATCCTTAGTGAGATCAATGTCTGAAATGTCAAAGCTATCAACGACTTCAACAGGCTCTTCCTTAATCTTCTTCGCCTTCTTCTCCTTTACGACTTCTGGCTCAGTGGTTCCTCCCTCCATCTGCTTTAGGTAATCATTAGCATCTTGCTCGGCTACATAATCAAGATCAGTTGGAACCATGCTCTCTGGAAGATCTTCAAGTGACTTAATGTCAATCTTCTTGATGTCTGGTTTCTTATTCAGTTGTCGAGAGATCTGACTCTCCCATGACTCTGTGTTTGGCTCTGGAGTGGAAGCAATGACAGGATCTGCCGCTTGCGTTTGGTTTGGTATGTTTTCGTCTGACATAAATTAAAATTCCGTTGTGTAACTAGGTTGAACCTCTTCAATTTCCTCTGGAACGATTGACAGGTTGTGAAGGTCTGTAATGATAGATGCCCTTCCTGCATCGAATCCGAATAAGACTGCGGCGTTGTCTGCGATCTTGGTTAGAGCATTGGTATTGCCC